GCGTCACATCGCCGGCGCGATAGGTGAGCGAACCTCCCACGTCATTGCGGCCCTCGTCCAGGTAATCCCAGATTCGATCCGGGTCGCGGGTCGTGCCGGACCCGGCAATGACAGGGATCGGGCTGATATTGTTGCGCACGTCCAGGGAGAACGCGCGTAGGTCCAGCACCTCGTCCCATACGGCCTCAAACGAGCGGTAAGCCCGCGCGTCGAGGTTCGACATGTCGCCGGGATCGGCCGCGGTGTTGGTGACCTTGCCGCCAATCAGAGAGAGGTCAACCGAGATCCGCCCGCCCGCCTCTAGCCGCAGGCCCAGCGAGTCCATCTTGCAGTCCTGAATGACGGAGGTGTAGACCTCCGCGCCCTTCACGTAGCCCATCTTGATGGTCAGCCAGGTGAGCTCGCCGGTCACGTCGCTACGCCGCGCGTACTGGCAGAAGTGCGGGTCCTCCAGGGCCGCGATGGAGATTCCTACTTCGCCGAGGGTCATGCCCTCAGAAAGCTCCATCGCATTCCAGGAGCCGACGCCAAACAGCTTCTCAAGTCCCGCGGGGATTCGCCGATTTGCCCGGCCGATAATCCCGATGGGGGCGAAGGACGTAGCCGCCGTCCCCTTCGCTCCCTGCACGCCGTACCAAATCCTACCGTAGAAGCCCTGCATCTGCACTCTCCTTGTGCCCAGAGAGCGCCTTAAGACGCCCCAGGGCTGCTTGTGTTACCGATTCAGGCGACACCGCCTCAACACAGCTGCCCGGGACATCCACCTCGCCGACACGACAACTGGCCGCCCAACACGGCCAGCACTCCATCCCCTCCGGTTCCAGCGACTCAGTGTCATAGCCGCGCCCAACTGACCCGGCCGCGCCGGTGCAGCAGAACACCGAAACCGAAGGGGTTCCAACCGCGGCCGCCAAGTGCAGCGGCCCGCTATCTCCCGTCACCACCAGATCACAGGCCGCTATCACGCCAGCCAGGGCGCGCAGTGGCATGGGGAACGGCTGCTTGCAGCACGGCAGCACCTCGCCGTCGAAGCCCAACACTGTACAGCCCGAATCCGCCAACGCCTTCGCTACCTGCCGCCAGTGCCGGTAGGTGCGCGTCTCCCACCCCGCGCGCTGGAATAAGGCAACCACCCTTTCGCTCCCCCCGCGCAACTGCGCGAGATAGGAGCGCCCCAGCGATCGCTCTTGCTCGGAGAGCGCGAAGTACGGACGCATATCCTCCAAGTCGAGATTCCAATAGTCTCCCAAGCAGGCTGCGGCCGGTCGGCCCCGCCTTCCTGGGTGTCGCTCTAGCCAGCCGTCAAACAACACCGGGCGATGTTGGAACTGCCCGGCTCCCTGTGGGAATCCATCGAAGATCGTGCGGTAGTTCGCGTGGGCGATCACCTCCACGGCGCCGCCGAACTTCACCACCTCCCGCAGGGCAGCAGACAAGCAGAGTACGTCCCCCATGCCTGCGCGTCGGCGCACAATCCACTTCCCCGCACAGAGCTCTTGCGGAGAGGGCAGGTAGGCGCGGCCCTCTGCCACCAGTTCTTCGGCAACCGGCTCTGGCACGCAGGCGGTATCGCCGCGGGACTCGTCGAAATGGAAGGCGCCCGCCTCGGTTACTACCCGGCGAGCGCCCTTGACGCGTCGTATCGTGCGCAGCCTCAGCACGGAGGATTCACCTCCGTGCGGGTGTAGAACACGATTCCCAGGGGGTCAAGCCGCGGCTGTCGCTCGGCCAGTTCCGCCATCTCCATGTCGCGCAAACGCCGCGGCCCGTCTCCGCTCTGGTAGGAGAAACTGGTAGAGGTGCGCATCAGATCCATCAGCGCGGCCATGATGGTGTCGGCGAGAGTGTCGAGTTCGTCTGCCCGCCGGTCGTTATCCGCCACCGCGCGCACCGAGACTATCATCCACTCGTAGCGCGCCTCTTCGACGTTCAGGCCCAAGGGGGTGGTCTCTACCCCCGGCCCGGTCAGCACCAGGCAGGTGCGTTCCGGCAAGGCCCAGAGGGGGCCGCGCGTTACAGTAGTCCCCGCGGCCAAGGCGTCGCGTAGGGCCTCCAGTATCTCATTCGCCTGCGTGGTGGAGTTGAATCCAGTCGTAAGCGGGGGCATGTCTTACCTCGGGAAGCCCAAACGGGCGAGGTTCTGTAGATCGGCGCGGAAGGTTGGCATCTGGTGGTCGAAGGCCGGCCCCAGGAAAGGCTGCGGCCGGACGCCGGGGTGAATGACGTAGGCGACCACAGTGCGCGCCGCGCGCTTCCGAGAGGTCACCAGTCGCCCTGCTTTTGAGCGATAGAGGGCGCGTCCCGTCGCCAATTGCGTTCCCGCCCGGGCCACGAACGCCAAGGCCTTTTTGTTCTTCGGCCGAATTACGTACTCCCGATGCTTGTACCCATACAGTCCGGTGCCCATTTCCTGGTAGGCCCCATGCTTCGCGTCCGTTCCGACTGCGGCGGAGATATGGCTTCCCGACACGCGCAGGTCAGTGTGAATGCTCGCCTTGAGGACGTTCTTGTCCACCGGAGCAAGCCGCTTCGCGGTGCGCTCTATCGCCAGGGCATGGGCCGTCACCAGCTTGACCGCACGGCGCTGAAACTCCGTGGGCATCCGTCTCGCCCAGTCGCGAATCTGGCCCTGCTTCGTGATCGTTGCAGTGACGCCTATCATGCCGGGTCCGCCCTCTCCTCGATCAGCCCTACTTCCAGCAAGTGGGGCGTATTCGCATTCGCCGCATCGAAGATGTTCATATACTTGGCCGGGGTCCCGTTCACGCAGTAGACATGCTCTTTCCAGTGCACCCGATCATGCTCGCGAAGATCCGCGTCCTCGCAGTAGAGGATCATGGTACTGCCGATGATCGCGCCAACCGCGGACTTCGCTAGCGTCTCCCCGTCCTGCACGATGGCGCAAGGCAGATTCAGGATGTCGGGCGACCAGCGATCCGGGTAACCCTCCAGCACCTGGCCGTCCGTGTCCTCGCTCTGCACGAGGTGGTAGACGTTCACGATATGCGTCAGTATGGATTGGAGAACCGCGTCTGCCATCGCCTAGCCCCTGATCGCGCCGGCTGGCAGGTAGGCGGCACGATAGAAGGCCTCCTCCAGCTTTTGCGCCTCCCCGAAGAGTTTGGCGACCAGCGAGGCTGAACTCCCAGTGTCTTTCGTGTACGGCCCCAGCGTGAGTCGTCCGCCTGAGTCCAATACCGAGATCGTCTTTCCCAGCGCCAGGGCTCCCATCGCGCAGGCCCGGCCAGCCATCTTCAGCAGGTCGAGAGCGCCGTCCGGCACTGTGTCAACAGTAGTATGCAGGGCCGTGTAGTACCAGGCCATCTCCTGCGCCTCCGAGGGTGCGGGAATCAGCCGCACTGGCCCGCCCGGCTCCGGCTGCTCGAAGTCACTGCCAAACTGGCGCGCCCAGGCCTCCAGCTTCTGGCGAAATGCGTCCGTGAGAGAGGGGCGGTGAAAATCCACAATCGCGTCACCGTCCCCGATCAGGGGCGAGTCGGTAGACGTGCCAGTAAGTTCAGCCCACAGGTCATCTATCGTCTGCTGCGGAGATACGGCTAGGCAGAGATAGCCGCCCGCGGGCAGATCGTAGGTCGCGAGATCGGCCGTGGTGGTGAAGGTATCGAGCACATACTGGGGCCGCTGCCGGGAGAACATCGCGAGCGCGTCCGTCACCACCTGCCCCCACTGCGTCTCGGTGAGAGAGGTGCCGAAGCCCTGCGCTTTCAGTTCCACAATCAGTTCCGCCGAAGTCATATAGACCTCACTTCCCCGAGCCGGTCCGGCTCATGCGTCACTATCTTCCCGCAGCTACGACACCGGAAGCGAACAGGGTGGGGGGTGCCGCCAACCTCTGCCGCGCGCCGATCCGGGCTTTTGTAGACGCGCTCTTCGCCCATTGCCACCTCCCGGAATGCCGCGAAGTTCACCGCCTCACAGCTTCCGCAAGTTCCCAGGGGCAGGGTCTCGGTCGGGAGGGCCGTACCCTGCCCCTGGCTTGCGGCGGGGCGCGAGAGGCGAGGCAAGATATCACGCAGTCGGGTAGCCATCAGGCGCTCCTTGGACGTAGCGCTCCAGCGTAAACTGGCACGCCCTGGAGGAAGGAACGCCACTCGCGCTCCCATCGGGTCAGGGAACCATGCTCGACGGCCCAGGCGTGGGCATTCAGCGAGGCCTCTCTCTGCCTCGCCAATACCTCTTCCAGTGACAGCTCCCAGGTTTGCAGCGACACTCCTGGCGCACAGACTATCCCCCAGGAATCATCCCGGCGCGTCTGATCGGGAGCTCCGTTCGCCAGCATCCCCACGCCGCTGCCCACCACCGGCAGCCCACAGGCGAGGGCTTCGAGGACCGCATAGGAGCAGCCCTCATAGCGCGAGGGGTGCAGGTAGACATCTCCCTGCGCTATCGCCTCCGCCTCCGCGCCGATCTCCGCGCCGATTCGCCGAAACTCCCAGTCGGGCCGCCGAGCGCGCAGGGCTGCCACGATATCGCCGCCCTTGGTCTTCGCGTCGGACGGGTAGATAATCACCGGGCGCGTCCGCGGCGCCTTCTCCCGCGGGCGGAACTCCTCCGTGTCCACGCCGTTGCGGATCACCGCGGCCGGTTCCACGCCGTAGAGGTCGCGTAGTTCCTGCGCCACCGACTCACTTACCGCGACCACGGGCAGGCGGGCATACTCGACTGCCTGAATATCGCCGAGGCGGGCGGCCTGCGCGGACCCGAAGGCCCGGGCGATCCCGCGCCATGTGCCGTGGGCGACGGTGATGATCCTGCCGAAATTGTGATGGTCGGTAAGTATCCCCCGCGCCCAAAATCCATCAGCGATCACGATATCATCATCCGTGTCGGGACACAGGAGATGCACCGACAGATACTCCCCCAGCAGCCGCGCCGCCTCCGGCTCGTCTACTGCCCCGCGGTTCGGGTAGTCTGACCAGGACCAGAGCCTCGCGCCAAGGACGCGCCGGAGATAGTCCCCGAAAAGAGGAACGCCGCCCGGATGATTGTCGGGAGGCGTCCGTTTGAACCAAGCTATGTGATGGAGGGTCACGTGCCCGTTTCCTTTCCTCTTCCGTCTGCCCCCAACACCTCCAAGCCCCGCCGCTTCGCCTCCCCCTTGCGCATGAACCACCACGGCGTTCCGCCGCCCCTCACCAGCGCCCAACCTTCTCGCTCCAGCACCGGCAACAGGCTATCGCGATAGACGTGCAGGGGGTCCTTATCAGTCGGCGGCCGCCCGCTCACACCCGAAATGCAGAACGCAGTTCGCGTCCTCGCCAGCAGCTTCCTCAGCACCATCGGCGCGGCACCGATGTGCTCCAGCACCTCCAGGCACAAGACCACATCCCAGGATAGCCCCTCGCGCCATACCTCCTCGGGGTCTATCGGCCCGCGCATCTGCCCGTCGAGGGTGCGCCCTATTCGCCAGGCTACAAACTCCCGCGACCGCCCCGGCTGGTCACAAAACGTCACCGGAACGTCAAGTTGCGCCGCGAGGTGCAAGCCCACTTCCCCCACCCCGCAACCGAAGTCCAATACCTCGCGAATCCCGAAGTCGGAGCAGGCTTGCGCGATGCTCTGCGGCCAGCCATACTCCCATTCACAACACGCCCAGTGCAGCCAGTTCCAGATTGTCGCCTGCCCCGGACTCACCGCGATACAGGCCTCCACTTGCTCGCGCGCCAAGCCAAAGAACTGTCCGGCATCGGCCTTCAGTTGGGCAATCCGGTTCTGCGTCATTGCCTCAGTCCAGTAGGTCATCATGGCCGCAGCAGCCTCGCGACAATCTGCTGCGCGGTCCGGCGCCGCAGCTTGCGCCCTACCAGGACGCCCTTCACGTTACGCGTCGCGGTCGCATAGGCCTGACTCAGCACCAACAGGCAGCCCTCCAGCCCCGCATACTCCGCCCGCTGCGCCGTCCTCCACAGCCCCAGGCGTCGCCGCTGGGTCCGCATTACCCAGCCCTGCGTCGTCTCCTCCA